TGACAATGTCAACAGCTATGCTGAAGAAATTGCCTAAGGCTATTGGAGCGGAAACGCCCCTGGCAGCTGAAAAGCCGCCGCAAAAAGACCTGAAAGAGGTCAAGCCTCCACGCCGGAAACGGAATGGAGGTGATAGGGATGGTTCGGAGGACTCTCGGAGTCAACCCAGCCAGTTTGGTGTTGCAAGCACCGACGAGGAGATTTCTCCTTCCCTTGCTCCAGCTCAATTTGAGCCGGAGTTGCAAGCGCCTACAGAGGTGCTCGATGAGGTAAACCCCGTCGAGAATATTCTGAGCGACGATTCTCTCTCCTGTTTTTTCCCGCCGGACGAAGTCCGGTGGGAATGTGTTGAAGAAAGTGATGTGGAAATGTCGGATTTCTCTGAGGATTCATCCCCAGAAATTTCTGACCGCCATGTCATTGATCTCGACAAGATAGTTCTTGATGAGGACGAAGCGATTTTCCTACGTGGGCCAATGAAATGGACCCATGACAGTGAGCTCACCCCAGGTAGCCGCGGTTATTACCGCAGCTACAAAGGATTGTTCTCTGGCGCACGAACGGCAGCTTTGCAGCCGCTATTCTTGCGTCCAGTTGAACTCCTGGCTAATTCAGCCGGTCTTTACTGGGATAAGCAACTGGGTTGTGTTAAGTCTGTCGGGCGCGCGTATCGCGTACACGACAGGTGGCGCGGGGTTAATTCCCTCGCGCCACGACTTAACCGACATGAGGCTGACGCCCTAAGAGTCGATGATTTACTTCGTGTAGTCGCGGCCGATGAGACCACCCCTCTGAGGAGGAGGCGGTACTACAATCAGCTGCGTAAACTCGAATACATGCGGACAATTTGGGATGCCATACTGCTATCTTATCAGCAGATCCGTTTCTTCCGTTCGGGCCCTTTTGGGGCCTTCCCGCCGTCCCTGAAGAGGGCACTGACGAGGTTGAAATCGCAAATTGTGCGAAATCCAATGGAAGTAGCGAAGACGCTCAAAGCAGTAGGGGGCTTAGCCCGCTCCTGGTATTTTGAAGATGTGGTCCGGCCGCACTCGGTGTGGCTCGACCCTCTCACTCGCGATGAGTGTAGAATCTTCTCGTACATAGGACGCGGGTTGCCCCCACCTCTAAAAGATCCTTCCGGGACCATAGACGAATTCGTTGCGAGGGTTACCTCGCAGCCGCCGGGTGAACACCCAGAGTGGCGTGACTTCGTCTTTTGGTATCTCGGAAGGTACCATCCAAAAAAGACTGTTGAGTACAGAACGGATCCCTCCGTGGCGAGTTCCCTAGGGTACACTCGCTTCGAAGGTGGCTTAACAGCCGCCGTTCAGGCGCTCGTCTCTTTTGGTATGGTTGTGCATGCTCAATATACGTTCGAGGAGGAGGCCATGGAATATGGAGGGTCGGGGTTACCTGCGCCTGAGGCATGGTATTTGTTCCGAGACCATTGTTCCGATATGGATCCTGCCGCGCCCCTCCCGCCTGGCGGTGAGGGGGAGTTTAAAGAGCATTGGGGAGACGATATCGAGGGTGACCCCGAGCATATTAGGCTCGCGGGTGGGCCCACCAAGCCCGAGGCTGAGCCTCAGAGCTTGAGCGATATTCTTGATCTCCTTGATAGTGAGTCCATTAACTCGTACTACCTCAACGTAGCCGTCCGTGTGGTCCTGGGTGTGATACCCAGGGTACCGCTCTTGGCTATCTACGCTGAGGAGAAGGGGCTTAAAGCCAGGCTACCGTCAACTACGTTGGCGGCAGCAACCCTGGTTTATCAGCTTCTTCGACGCGCTATGGATTCTCATATCACATTGGACCCGAGATTCTCGGGCCCAATGGGGGGAAATCTTCCCATGCCAAACGGGAGGCCGATGCGGAACGGTCCTGGTGAGTATTACTATTCCCAGGATCTGTCTTTCGCGACCGACCTTCATCCCTTTTGGCTTGAGAGGATTGCGTATGAGGAATTACTCCCTCATCACCCCCGGCTGCAGTGGACCGAACGCTATTTTGATAAGCTGTTCGGACCGCATGCGGTCTTGGTGGATGCGGACTCAGTACCGACACCACCCCTGGACTTCTTAGCGGTAACGCAACCGGTTTGGAAAATTGGTCCTTACGAGGGCCGTCGAGGTGAAATACTCCTCGGCGGTCCGAATTCGGACTTGACCAACCGTGCGTTTTGCTTGCCGCGGGACCGCAGTGATGCGTTCGTAAGAAGTTACGTCGATTGGTTAAAGGACGTAGACGGAGCAAAAGTGGCCATAACGCGAACTTCAGCGTCTATGGGAGACTCAACGAGTTTCCCGGTGATGCCGTTGTTGACTGCGTTCGCTGCACACCGTGCACAGACCCCCAACTTGTGGGGTGCCGGTGATGATGCTTCCGTGGCTCAAATGACCCCTGAAAAGGAAAAGATCTTTGAGCAGACCATGGTAGATTGTGGTGCGGTTCTATCGGAAGGGGACCCTGTGAAGGGCAAACCCAATAAGATATTCCGCCATCGCAGAAAGTTGAACTTCTGCGAAGAAATGTTTGAATGGCACGGTACCGCCTCACGCGGTTACCTGCGCCGACCCAAATTTTTCCACACTTCTCTGTGGTCAGCGCCGCCGGGCGGCTCTAAGGGCAAGATCGACTGGTTTAATCAGCCGTCGTCGGTCCTTGAGCACGCTGCCAGATTAGGCATACGCGGACGGGCAGGTCTTTGGCAATTCACCAAGACCGCCTATCCTGCGCGTGCGGCGTATCAGTTGGGAGTGCCGGTAGGGCAGCCCGTTGAGCTTGGGGGGATCTCACACCCTTCGTTCGCTACGAATGAGCGCTCGATAGTGAGTGGGATTTCTTCCCCACTTGGTCAAGCCTGGTTGAATAAACTCTCCCAGGTGACGAAGCTCGAATGGGCTACCGGAACCGGACTCTCGCCACTCCCCTCCGGGCAATCGGACCTTAGTCGGTCTATCGCTCGTGAGGAAATGGCACGCTTGGAAGCTCTCTGCTTGCCAGGCGAGAATCAGACGCCCGTGTTGTCTAGCAACCCTTCAGAGGGGACACGTCAGAATATACTCTATTCTGACGCTGCAGACTACGTTATGCGTTTGATCACATCTTGGGAGGTATACCACAGGAGAGCACCTGATGAGATATCCACGCCCCACATTACTGTGGTGGCGCGGAAATTCCGTCAGAAGCTTAAAACCCCTGTGAAGTTGGATCGGGACCTGAGTCTCGTTCCAACCTTACAAGATGTGGCATCGAAGAAATTGACCTACGTCGACTCCCGGGTGAGCTTGCTCCCTGGGAAGTCGACAGTCACTCGCGCATATGGGCTGCTGCCTTATACCACCTCTAAGGTGGAAAAGCTGCAGTTCCAATGGGAGCGACTAGCGCAGTTCAAGATTGATGATGCATACCTGATTCCCCAGGAAAAATCCTGAGGAAGTAAGGTGCCGATCGAGGCGTTAAACACGATTGGAAGAGGACCTGCCATAAAGAGGACTGTTGAAGTAC